GCCTGCGACCGGGACAACGTCTCCCCGCATGAAACACCGCGCATCCTGACCAAGAATCCCCTTGCGGTAAACTTCCCATGAAGGGTTACCGCATGATTATCATTCTGATTCTGCTGCTTTCATTGACTGCCGCGTGGGCACAAAACCCGAATACTGCGGCATTCCCCACGACGATTGCAACAGATCAGAACCTCGGCGTAGCGAGGCGCATCTCCACCAGCACATTATCCGCTTCCATCAATAGCAGCACCCTCACGGTCAACGTAGCCAGCGGCGCGCAATTCCTCCAGTACGAAATCATCCGCATCGACAGCGAAGAGATGATGATCTGCTCCATTGCGAGCAACACTCTCACGATCTGTACAGGGGCCAGGGGCTATAACGGAACTACGGCGGCAAGCCACACCAGCGGATCGACCGTATACGGCGTGATTACCTCGTGGCATCACAATCAGATGGCCGCCGAGATAAAGGCCATCGAGACGCGCCTCTCGACGCGGGTAGCGCAGTGCCAGGATGCAGGTGCCAGTGATGCTTACGCCTGCTCCGTGGCTCCTCCGATCACCAGCTACACCACGGGCCTGTTGGTGAACTTCAAGGCGAACACGGCCAACACTGGGGTCTCGACACTCAATCTCAACAGTCTCGGGGCGATTGCACTCAAGAAGTGGTCGAGCGCCACGCTGAGCGACACGGCCACGGGTGACATCGGGGCCGGCCAGTGGCTGACTGTGGTTTACGATGGAACCTACTTTCAGATTGTCGGCGGCGGGGGCGGAGGCGGTTCCGGCGATGTGACCACGACCGGGACGAACACGATGACCGGGTACACGAACTTCAGCGGGGGAACTTTACGGCTGCCCGAAAAAACGGGAGCGACTCTGCCGGCGGCGGCGAGCAACACGGGCAAAGTCTATCGCGTGACAGACTATGCCGGAGGCACATGTACCACAGGAGGAGGAAGCGGCAGCCAGATCTGTTACAGCGATGGGACCTCGTGGTATCCGCTGATACCATCTATCTTCACAAGCGGGGGGATATCGAGTAATTCAACCGCTGGCAGCGTGAGCCTGTTTCTTCTTTCCGAAACGCTTGGCTTGGATCTGAGATGCAGCGCCACATCCTCATCTGCGACAACTTATGCATGCTCAACTCGCATTGGAGGAATGGGAGCATATGACGATGGAACATTGCTCGTCTTCGACGTCGGCAGTACAGCTTGCGCGGGCTCCGTATCCACCACGCTGGCCGTGGACTCATTGAGTGCGAAACGCATCTACCGCTATAACGGAACATCGGATCCGGAATCCGCAGATTGTGCAGCGAACGCAAATCTGCTGCTGGTCTATGATTCCTCGCTGACCGGAGGAGCCGGAGGATGGCGTATCATCGGCGGGACTCCTGGAAGTGCTGGTGGCGGAACGGCGGTGAATCCGTATACCACCACATTCTCGAGTGTGACTTCAGTATCGGTCACGGCCGCGACCCACGGGCAGGGCACAAAGCCGCTGGTCGCGTGCTTCGATAATGCGACCCCGAGGCATCAATTCGGCTGCGATGTCAGTGTGGCCGCGAATGGCGACGTGGTGGCGACGTTCACGAGTTCAGTGAGTGGGACCCTCGAAATTTACGGCGGAGGAGGAAGCGGCGATGTGCGGACGGATTCGACAAATACGTACACCTCCGGGGTTAACGATTTCAGCGCCGTGACATTGCGGGTTCCGAGTTCTATCACGCTGCCCGCTACGTGTTCCGTTGGCGATGCCTACATGGACACCGATGCCACGTCCGGCCAGCGTTGGTATCTCTGCGAGTCCACCGATACATGGGTGCAGCAAGGCGGAAGCGGCAACGTATCGCTGACATCTGGCGCGGGCGCGCCATCGGCGAGTTGCACCGCGGGAACCTCGTGGTATCTCGATACGACCGCGCACAATGCGTATTTCTGCTCGCAGACGGACACATGGAAACATGTGCTATCTTCTGCAGCTGGCTCCGAGGGAGCGATTCAGGCGGCTGGTGCTGGCGGAATACTGGCCGATTCCGGCTGCACGGCAAGTTCGGGCGCGGCTAGTTGTTCCGGCGGGTTCACCGCGGGCGACGGAACCGTGGCGGGCGAGTTGCAGCTCAAGGAACTCACAGCGAACGGCAGCCAATACATCAGCCTGCTGGCACCAGACTCCCTCGCTGCCACCACGCGATACTTGCTGCCATCGACACCGCCATCTGGAGCGCAATACCTCACGTGCGGTACGCCATCCTCTAACATCTCCACGTGCTCGTTCGCCGGGGTTAGTGCAGTGACGAAGGTGAAGCGAAGCTACAACTTCATCCCTGCCACACAGAACTCTGGTGGGACGCCAGTACAGGGATCACTGCTATCTCCATCTTCCGGAGGGGCCACGCTCGATGCGGTTGGCACGAATCCCTGGCGGCTCGGGAGGCTGGTGTTTGTGGATTCCGCCACTAGCTCAGTTGCCGGAAGCCTGCAATTGCCTACCAATTGGGACGGCGGAACCATCAGCCTCAGTTTCTCGTATGAGGTTGGTTCTGGCGCATCTGCCGGCCAGGCAGTGAGATGGCGAATCTCGACAGTTTGTTTTGCATCGGCGGCGGATGTAAGCGCTCCGAGTTTCAACACGGCTGATGTGGTAAATGTCACGCTCGCATCGGCCACGGCGAACACTGTCACTTACGGCTCTATCGCATCGATCAACACCACCGGATGTTCCGCTGATCTATTGATGGGCTTCAAGTTTGACCGGGAGGGCGGGGATGCGGCGGATACCGCCGCGGCATCGGCCTACCTCAGCAGCCTACGACTCACCCTGCTAGTGACACTCGAATGAGACTCATCCTCGCATCTCTCACCTTTGCGGCTATGGTGCTGGCGCAGCCTGTCGTAACGTGTCCATCGGCACCGGCTGATGGCGATATTTGGTACAACTCCACCACCACTCACATCAGGATTCGAGATGCTGGCGTAACCGGCGGGATAGCCATGACTGGAGGAGACGGTGACCCTCTCAAATATGAACAATAATCTATACTACAATCCTATTGGCAGCAATGGATTTGGGTGGAATGGCTCGTATAGTTCGAGTTTTACGACATGGAAATCCAATTGTAGTTGCGATTCCAGCGGATCGTTGACTGCGGACGCTAAGTTGAATTCCGATGGAACCTTGCAGTCTGGTTCTCCTGCTATAGGTTTTGGGGCAGATCTGACATCGCTAGGAATTTCTTTGCTTGACTCGGACAAGAACAGTATCGCCCGACCATCTGGCTCCCCATGGGATGCCGGAGCCTATCAATACCAAGCCCCACCCAATGGCTCATCCACCGCAGGCCCCGTCACCCGCAAAGGCCCAGTGACATCGAAATGAGGCAATCAATGAAGAGACTTCTCACATTCGCCAATGTCTTGGGAGCGGCAACCATAATCATCGCTCTCAGCTTGTACTTGCCAGAACCAAAGGCCCTAGCCCAGGCAGTCAATCATTACGTCGCGGCGACGTTCCATCCGAGCGCTACCGCGGCCGGCCTGGCGGTGGAATGCACCACGCTTCCGTCGAGTCCTGCTAATGGAGCCGTGGCGTGCGACTCCGGAGCCGGCAACGTGGTGAAGTTCTATTCCGGAGGGGCCTGGGTTACGACCGAAAGTGGAGGCGGAAGTTATACCAAGGTTCAGCGGGAGTATTATTTCTTCCCCGCTACGCAGAACTCCGGCGGAACCGGTCTGCAAGGTAATCTGGTTTCCCCATCATCAGGCGGGGCTACGGTAGACACCTTAGGCACTGCCCCGTACCGGCTGGGGCGTCTTGGTGGATTTGTTGACGGATCAACGATCAGTGTCAGCGGAGCATTGCTCATTCCTGCTGGGTGGGACGGCGGGACGGTAACGGCGGACATCGGATATTCCCAAGGCTCTGGTGGAAGTGCCGCACAGGTGGTCCGGTGGCGCATTGCCACAGCCTGCGTCGGTGCCGGGGAAGATGAATCCGCACCGACTCGGAATACTGCGGATGCAGTAAACTCGACGATCGCCAGCGCGACCGCCAACACTCACACACTGGCATCGTTTTCTTCGCTGACGATGACCGGCTGCGCGGCCAGCGAACTTTTCACTTTCGTTTTGGATCGCGAAGGTGGAAACGCGAGCGACACGCTCACAGCAACGGCATATATGGATTCTCTACGCATCACATTCCTCGTGAACCTGCAATGATGTTTCTGTTTCTCGTTCTTTCCATGAACCTGTGGGGTGCTCCCACAGTGACCTGTCCAAAGGCGCAAGCGGGGCAGACCGTAACCTGCTCCGCGAGTGGCGGAACGGCACCCTACACATGGAGCCTCACTGCCGGATCGGCCGGTTCGATCAATGCATCCACCGGCGAATACACCGCTCCAACCACGGTCACTGTGCAGCAGAAGTCCGGTCCTTGTCAGATGCTTCCACCGGATCACATCTTCAACACGCGAATCGATGCGTTGCCGGTTCATGCTGACAGCGCTACGATCATAGCCCTGGGCGGAAGCACGACATATCACATCACGGTGCAGCCCGCGTGGAGCCTCAACATCATCGACAACTCGACGGGCACGTTTGCGGCAGTCTTCAAGTACACTTCGACACGGAATGGAGATTTCCAAATTGCACCGTACCCAAGTCTATATCGTGAGAGTGGTTATTTCACGCCTCCCTTCTCTAACGTGGATCGCCATGTGATCGCAGTGAATCGTGATACCTGTGAATTCAGCGACATCTACAACAACTACAATGCTGGAGATAACGTGGTGCAATCCTGTCCGCTCTGCACAGCGCAGAGCGGAATCAAATATTCAAACTCCTTTCAACTCCCGGATACCTCGATCAGTGCCAATGGAGCTACGGATGCGGCTTCGATGTACCTTCAACCACTCAGCATCCACCTCTCAGACATGCAGGCCGGAGTGATCAAACATGCGATCCGGATGACGATGAGCAACTCCTGGATTAACGCCTCCTACCAGTGGCCGGCGGAAGCCAATGCGGGCGCCTATTGCAGCGGGATTTGTTGGAAGTACGGCATGTATTCTCGCCTCAAATCCTCAGTGGATATTTCCGGTTACTCTGCCACGGCGCAAATCATCCTCACCGCCATGAAACAGTACGGCATGATCATTTCCGATGGAGGAACCAGTTACGGGATCACGGCGGATGGCGAACTCATGCTCGATCCGAACTGCGTTTCCGCGATAGCAGAAATCCTCAACGGGTCACTGCGCAATGGGGACCTCGAGGTGGTGGATGTATCAAGCTTGATGGACTCCACGTACTCAGGATCAGTAAATCTCTCAAACGGGTATGTCACTCCCGCTCAGTTCGCCGAAGCGGTAGCGACGGACAATGTATCGGCTGTAGGAAAATCTCGAGTTGTGCTCGAAGGGGTTACGGTCGGCGTCTCTGAGCCTTCGATGGTGATCATGGCTGGCGTGCAGGTTCAATTGCAGGCCTGGGTAAAGGGGTCCCCCACCCCCACGATGTCGTGGTCTATGTCTCCAAGCGTCGGCACACTCTCATCCGGCGGACTCTATACGGCTCCCAGTGGAATATCGAGTCCGACCACAACGCGGGTTACCATTACGGCGGACGCCGAAGCCACTGCGCACGCCTATATTGACATCCTCGTGTGGCCGGATAATGATGGCGGTGCAATCCGCCAAGTTCCCGCGAAGACAACGAACCTCACATACGGTGGACATACTTGGTGGGGGAAAACCTACACGCGCGCTCGAGGATGGGGCGCTCCCGGATCGTGGGGCAATATCTGCCCGGCAGGCACTCCGAACACTGACTCCCGGTATTCGTACGATGACACCATTTTCAAGTACTGGCTTCCGAATGGGAACTACTCGATCAGGCTGTACCAATGTGTTCCAACAAGCTACAATCCACTGGACAGCAACGAGTTCATCGCAAACTATGATACCCAGGGGTCGGTAGCCTTTACGGATTTAGCGGAGGTAGACACCGTAGGCAGCGGAGGAACTGCTGGCTATCTGGATATGACGGCAAGTGTTACGGACAACACACTCTATATCGGCATACGAAATAGAGTAAGCACAAATCCTTACCAGAACATAGCCGGGATAGAGATAGTGCCGATCCCCAGCTCCACAAAAGGAGCAATGAGCGGCGGCGTGAAGCTCAGTGGCGGCGCGGCGCTGCATTGATTTGCTCGTCCGAGGATTCAAGGTTTAAATCGGTCCGATATTGGCGTATTCTGTGGTTTACGGGACAATCAGCCGATGCACGCCATCACATCGACGTGGTTCGAGTTCTGCCTGTGCAACGATTGGGCAAACGATTGCACGATTTATGTAGGCGTGCTTATGAGAATACTGCGACAGACTCTCTCATTTATCGCGAGGCTTGCGTTCTGGCCATTCCAAGCGATTCGCAAACTGCTCACCGGTGGCGACGAGACCTTGATCTTCGAAGTGCTCAATGCCACCACGGCAATATTCTCTGGCCTCTTCCTCGAGATCTCCCCGCGCTGGGCCAGCCTGCATCTCTCACTCGATACGATGTTCCCGCATGAGATCTGGGTGATCGGATTGATCGCGCTTGGCGAGGCCCAGGGGTACCTCGCGGTCAACAGCACGCACATTCGCCGGGCCTGGTGTACCGCGATCTCGTGCGTGATCTGGCTACTCGTAATCGAGGCGGTAGCGCTCGGCGCCCGCGGGGCCTCCGGCTATCACGCTTTCCTGCTTCCACTCTTGGTTGGTTGTGTCATCGCCACCCTCGTACTCCTGGAGCGCCATGGATCAACCAATCAGGCTCACTAGCACCGATACCCTCATCGGCATCATTACGGCAGTGCTCGGGTTCCTGGCAACCCCGCGGGTGATTCGCGCCGTGAGCCGGTGGCTCGAAAAGACCAGCGAACATCGCCGGTCTCCCGAGCTCGCGCAACTCCACGCGCAAGGGATTGAACGCATGGCCGAATACTGGCAGAAGGAGATTGCCGGACTGCGATCGGAACTCTCGGATGCACGTGCGCAAATCGAGAAATGGCGCGCGCACTCGGAAGACTGCGAGCGGCGCTGCATGGAGATCGAGACGAAGATGGCCGTGCTGGAGCAGCAACGTAAATCCGATCAGGAGGAGATCGCCGAACTGCGCACTCAGAATGAGCATCTGAAAGCGCGCGTGCGAGAATTGGAGCAGGAACTGAATCATCGTGCGCGTGGACGTAGCGAGCATCCCAAGCTATGAAGAACTGGAACGCGAGATGTGTAAACGCTCGCTACGGTACTACATGGAGCGAGCGTGGAGTTTGGTAAATGCGGAACCATTCCAGGACAACTGGCACATCGGAGCGATCTGTGAACACCTGCAAGCTCTGAGTACTGGGCAAATCACAAAACTGATCGTCAACATTCCCCCAGGGCATGCAAAAAGTAGCACTTCATCCGTGATGTGGCCGACCTGGGAATGGGGACCTGGCGGATTGCCGGGATCTAGATTCATTTGCGCTTCCTACGCGGCCAACAACAGTAATCGTGATGCATTGTTTGCCCGAAACATCATCGAATCCAACTGGTATCAGTCCAGGTGGTCAGTCCGTTTGTCCAGCGATCAGAACGAGAAGCGCCGCTACCACAACACTGTGGGGGGATTTCGTTTTTCCTCCACCGTTGAAGGCTCGATCCTCGGCGAGGGCGGCAACCGTATCATCATCGATGACCCACACAATACGCAAGGAATCGAGAGCAAGACGGAGCGGGAGCGTGTGATCTCCTGGTTTTGCGAAACGATGCAAAGCCGCATTCGGAACCCGAAAGATGCGCGGTGGGTAATCATCATGCAGCGGATCCGCCACAATGATCTTATCGGCTGGATCAAAGAGCATGCCGAGAAAGAGTGGGAATGGCTTGTGCTGCCTGCCGAGTTTGAGCCCGGAAGACGATGTCGAACAAAGATATTCTTCGATCCTCGCACTGAGCCGGGAGAGCCCTTGTTCCCCGCCAGGTGGAATAGTGTTGAACTTGCCAGGTTGGCAAACACCATGGGGCGGCATGCTTATGATGCACAGTACCAACAGCGGCCGACGCCTCTCGAAGGCTCTCTGCTGAAGCGCCACTGGTGGAAGTTTTACGAGTGCTCTCCCGCAGAACAGGCGCAGCGGTGCGATTACATCTTTCAATCCTGGGACTGCGCATTCAAGAAACTTGAAGATTCCGACTACGTGGTCGGGCAGGTGTGGGGCCTCAAAGGGGCGAACAGGTATCTGCTCGACCAAGTGCGCGAGCGGCTCTCCTTTACCGGAACATGTGCTGCCATCGCCTCGATGTCCGCGAAGTGGCCAGAAGCCAAGCGGAAACTCATCGAGGACAAAGCCAACGGATCGGCAGTGATCGACTATCTGCGGAACAACATTATCGGGCTTGTTCCAGTGAACCCGACGGAATCGAAAACGGCGAGGGCAATTGCCGTGAGTCCAGAGATCGAAGCAGGCAACGTGTGGCTTCCTTCAGCCGTTGGCCGGCCATGGGTCGATGATTTCATCGAGGAGTGCGCAGCGTTCGACAAAGGCGCGTACGATGACATGGTGGATGCGATGACCCAGGCGTTGCAGCATGCGGCGAAGCATCACGCCAATATCATCCTCCCCTTCGGCGTGCAGACCAAGGTCAACACTTGGAGTAGCATGAGTTAAAGATGGCACGGAAAGCAACGCCAATTCGCAAAGCGCCGCAGCGGCCGGACAAGTTACAGCCGATCGGGGTAACCGGGCTGAAGCGTTACGGCCAGCGTTCGGTGATCCAGGAAGAGTTCCTATCCGAACTCCGCGGGCCGCAGGGAGTGCGTGTCTACCGGGAGATGGTTTCGAACGATGCCACGATCGGGGCCATGCTGTACGCCATCGAGATTATGCTCTCCCGCGTGAAGTGGCGGGCAGATGGCGAGAATGAGGCGGATGTGGAATTCCTGGAATCCTGCATCAGCGATATGTACGCTCCCTCATTTTCGGCATTCATCTCCGAAGTGATGAGCATGATTGCCTATGGATGGTCCTGGCATGCCGTGGGCTACAAACGGCGGGCCGGATATTCGGAAAATCCAACGCTGAACAGCAAGTACAGCGATGGCCTGATCGGATGGAGCGGATTCCCGATACGGTCGCAGGATTCGCTTGTTGATTGGGCCTGGGATGAAAACGGCAACCTAGCTGCGATGCGGCAACTGGCGCCGCCGAACTTCAAGCTCACGGATATCCCTCTCGGCCGGTCTCTGCTTTTCCGTGTGCGCCAGCGGAAAGATTCGCCGGAAGGCGTAAGTCTGCTGAGGTCTGCCTACCGCCCATGGTACCGGAAACGCGAGATCGAGAACATACAGGGCATTGCGATCGAGCGTGATCTTGCCGGAATTCCAGTCGCCCGCGTGGATGGCAGCGTCGCGAACATCGATGCTCCTGGCGGCGGAGGCACGGTCTACCAAGTGCTTCAGAAGATCGTCACAAACATTAAGCAGAATGAGCAGAGCGGCATTGTGCTGCCGAACAACCGCGACGAAAACGGCAATCGGCTCGTGGAACTCGAACTCTTGAGCGCATCCGGCGCGAAGCAGATAGATACAACACCGATCCTTCAGGATCTCTCGCGGCAAATCGCCATGGTGCTCATCGCAGACTTTATGCTCATCGGCCACGAGGGAGTTGGCTCCTATGCCCTCGTGGATTCGAAGACGGATCTATGGGCGCTCGGGCTCGGCGCGATCAACAAGATCATCGCCGATTGCATCAATGATAACGAGGTTCCGAGACTCTTCCGGTTGAACGGGAAACCTACTGACAATCTCCCCTATCTCGTCCCTGGCGACATCGAGGACCGAGATCTGAAGGCGATGGGCGATTTCCTCGTTGCGCTTTCATCGACGGGATTCCCGCTGTGGCCGAACAAGGCCCTCGAATCGTACTGCCTGAATGCGGCGAATCTACCGGAGCCGACGGAAGACGAGCGGGCCGCAATTCCAGAGGTGCCGGAAAATCCGCAGGCGGAACCCGGCGCGGAACCGATGCAGAAATACAATGACTGCCATGGTGCGCACGATGGCAGGTTCTGTGCAACTCCAGGTTCTGGCGGCGGGGGCGGCGCCTCTGGCTTCAAGCCAGTGAAAGGACGCGTGTTCACCGGAGAGCCAGTCGAACTGAAAACCAAACTCAGCAAACTGGAGACTGGATCAGTCGGCGAAAAGGTAGTCATTGCCTATCTCAAAAGCAAGGGATTCGGGGATGCGCGTTCAACGAATGTGAAAGTGAATAACTTCGCCGTGGATCTGGTTCATGACCACGAGGCATTCGAAGTCAAGGCTGGGCTTGTGAGCAATGGCAAGAGCGCTCAGCAATGGCGGGCGACAATCGGGCAGCCTGGAAAAGCAGAAACGGCTTGGCTGAAGAAGGCGAGCCCGGAAGCGAAGCGGGCATGGAATGAGAAGAAAGGACAGGAGATCCTCAAGCGTAAACAGGATGCTCTTGCGAAACTGTCGAAGCAACTTGGGCGTAAGGTGAAAGGCAACACTTACACGGTGATTCTGAATCCCGATACAAAACGCGCCGATCTGTTCGCATTCTCGGGATTCCATCTGCGAATCCCCTGGGGTAGCGCACAGGCGAAGGCCGGATACCTGGGGACATACTCTTATGAATGATCCGATCGAACTCGAAGGTGAAGCGCCTCCCATGGATGGACTATCCGAGGTTCCCGAAGAGGTGCAGCAGGAATTTGAAAGCAGCCTTGATGCCGATGTGGAGAAGTGGATCAGCGCGATTCGCGATCACATCGAGGAATACGACTCGCAGCAATGATCCTCACTCCCGGCTACACTCGGCGATCCATTATCCCCGAGTTACAGAAGCGCACGCCGAAGCTGGTGGAGGTGGCGGATTCATCGCGCGGCCGGCTTGCACGTTCAGTCTATGAATGGCTGAGCGGGATGAAAGACCTGAGCATTGCAGAGTTGCAGAATCCGGTGATTCTCGATGCCTGGCTTACACGCACGGCGCACGGTTCCGGCATCGCCGCAGATCAACATAGCGTGGAGGAATCGTTCAGCCGCATCATGAATCTCGGGGCCCACGTGGGCATCGGTCAACTCGATCGCATGGCCGTGCAGAAATCCATCGCTACCTCCATGAGTTTCACGATGGTCAATCCGCGTGTGGTGGCATGGATCAAAGGGTATGTGCTGAATCTCATCACGGCGACACC